TATTCGATCTTTGTACCTCTCCAAGTGCCAGGTAACAGCTTCTTAGTTTCAAGTAGTTGGTCGCTTTTTCTGTTTCTTAGTACGTTTCCGCTTTTAAAAAAGTGTGCTGCAGAATTACCAAGTTCGTCATTCTCAGCTAGTTTCTTCAAGTCTTTCTTCCAATTTAGCGATCTGCACTTCAAGTTCAGAGATACGGTCTTCTGTTTCTGAAAAATGCTCCATAATTACATCGAGCGTGTTTTCTAGTTTTCTAGCCATGTCATCCATTAGTCTTCTGTCCACTGTGAGCCATCCCAATACCGGCGATTGTTAGCGCCTTGACTGCCTACTTCGGTCTCATTACCCGTTGCTGTAAGTCTTTCGTAAACCACCGTGGACGTATCCCGATTCGTGTTAGTCGATCTACTTGTCCCTGTGTCATGCGCGGTGGTGTTGTTAGTGTCAAAAGTCGTAGTGAACGACGTAGTAGTTGCACGACTAGTGCCTGTGGCGCGAGTAGTGTTAAACGACGTGGTGGTTGATCTGCTTGTTCCAGTAGCCCGCGACGTATTAAACGACGTAGTAGTTGATCTGCTGGTGCCAGTGGCGCGAGACGTATTAAACGCTGTGGTCGTTGATCTGCTGGTGCCAGTGGCGCGAGACGTGCTGAAAGTCGTGCTAGTTGCTCGGCTAGTAGAACGAGAGGTTGCGAACGTAGTGGTGCGAGAGGTGCTGCGAGAGGTTCCACGGCTGGTTCCGCGAGAGGTACCGCGGGTTCTGGCGAGCCTCTTAATTCGATACTCTGTGGTCGTGATGCTATAAGCGTCAGTAATAGCACTGTGTTGAGCGCCCCGCTGGTATGTAAAACCGCCTACCGAATAAGTGGTGCTGGCTGCTAAAGATGTGGAATTTAATTGACTACCGTAAAACCAGAATTGGGTGCCAGAGCCAGAGATACTGCCGCCAGATATTTTCGTTACACGGTAATTTGTGCTGTACCCTGGGTAGCTTTGTGCGTGTGACTGTGTGTTAAACGACGTGGTGTACGACGTGGTGTACGACGTGTTGAACGAAGTGCTACGCGACGTGTTAAACGACGTACTGAACGACGTAGACCACCCCGCACCTGTAGAGAAAGAAGTCGTGGTGTTGAACGACGTGGTGGTTGCTTTGCTGGTGCCAAAAGTAGTCGTGGTGTTAAAGGCTGTAGTCGTAGCGTTGCTTGTACCAAAAGTAGTGGTCGTGTTGAACGCTGTCGTAGTCGCGTTGCTCGTACCAAAGGTGGTGGTCGTGTTGAACGCTGTGGTGGTCGTGTTGCTCGTACCAATGCTCGTACTATAAGTAGTTGTATAGCTGGTCGAAGTGTCAAACGCTGTAACTGTACCAAAAATGGTACTGGTGTCTCTGGTTGTGTCATAGACAGCATTCCAGACAGTGCCTAACGTGCCGTTGTTGTTGGCAACCACATAGTTAACGCCATAAAGCGTCCCCTGGTCACCTTTAACAAAAATCTGCGTGGGTTCTTTTAAAGTACCGCTGTCGTTAACTTTAATAGTCATAACGGCCTCTTAAACTACATACCAAACGTGTCCGTTAGCAAAGCCACTGGCGCTTGTTGGCGCTGTCGTGACAACAGATTGTGTTCCTGCGTTGTCTAGCTTAGTTTTTAAGGCAGTAGTAAAGTTCTTCTCTGTGAGGCCGCCATCTCCGACATTGTAAGTAGTGCCTACCCCTGTGACTGTAAAGTTTGGATATGTTCCTGACACAGTCGTTGTTCCCGCGCCCGTGAGCGTTACCGTCTGGTCAGCTTGTGCAGCAGTAGCGTATGCACTTGCGTCTGTTGTGGCCGCTGTGCCTAACCCTAAGTTAGTCCTGGTTGTGCCGACATTGTTGAGATCAGACAGGTTACTAGTCGCTAGTAATGCACCCGACAACGATGCGTATGCATTCAACCAGGTGCTACCGTCATAGACTTTCATTTCGTCTGTCGCGGTGTTGAAGTACAAAGTACCCGCAACAAGTGTGTTGCCATCGTTATCGTTAGAAGGATTTGACGCTTTCTGACCCAAATATCGATCATCGAACGAATCAAAAGCCGCTAATGCGGCATCTCTTGCAGCTTCTGCGGCTGACTGAGCGGTGGTGGCTGAAGATGCGCTGTTTGATGAGACTGTGGCTGATGAAGCCGAATTTGCCTCTGAACCTGCCGCATTTGTCGCTGAGTTTGCCGCATTTGTCTCTGATGTAGATGCCGCGTTTTTTGATGCAAGTGCAGATGCCTCAGATGCTGATGCTGTTGACGCGCTTGATGCCGCATTATTTTCTGAGGCCAGAGCGTTAGACGCAGAATTTAATGCTTCTGACGCTTTGGTAGTCGCAGTTGAGGCCGATCCAGAGGCAGAGGTTGCGCTTGATGCCGCATTATTTTCTGAGGTCAAAGCGTTAGACGCAGAATTTAATGCTTCTGACGCTTTGGTAGTCGCAGTTGAGGCCGATCCAGAGGCATCTGTTTTCGCTGACTCAGCCAAATTCTTGGATGCGAGTGCATTTGTTTCCGCGCTCTCAGCATCTGTTTTCGCTGACTCAGCCAGATTCTTGGATGCGAGGGCAGATGACGCTGATGCCGCAGCCGCATTTACACTTGATGTGACAGACGAAAGTGCGCCAGTAGCAGTTGATGCGGATGAGGCTGCATTTGATTCTGATGTGGCTGCCGCGTTTTTTGATTCGAGGGCAGATGCCGCTGATTCCGCAGCCGCGTTTTTGTATTCTAACGCATCGACCTCTGCCGCTTCCTGAACAGTTGTGTTTGATATGTTCTCGTAAAAACCTGCCATATTTTAGTATCCGTTCCCAACTTCTGGTGTTGCTCCCGAAAACTCGCTGTAACGGAGGTGCGCCATCATGCGACTAAAAGCGTTCTGGTATCCTGCTTCCCATCTGCTGTTGTCCGAGCCTAAAAAATTACCTGCTTCTGCAAGCGCACCATATAAATACAGTTCTGGAATAGTTTGCAAAAGGACGTTTGTCTGATTGGAGTCAGTCAGCGCGTCTACCTCGTAGTAATAAACCATTTCCAAGGTGTCGCTTGCCGTAGGTGTTGGCGTGGGAAAAAACATAAGTTTTCCTGCTTCACGCGCAAAAAACTGGGGTGTCCCAGAGTCTTGCACATATGATCGAAGCTGCGTTCCACTCAGACGCTGTAACGGTCTGTCGTTGTAGAAAACATCTTTTACTTCTAAGAAATCAGAGGGGATCGTAGACTTACCTTCTGAGTCTATGGTCACTATGACCTTTTTTTCTATCGTTGGTATCCGAACTTCATGTGCTATTCGACTTTCTACCAACCGAATAAAATCTGGTATTTCCGTTGCTAGGTCGGTTCGATTTAACCAATTAGCAATTGAGGCTTTGAGGCCGTTATAAGTGGTCATACTCATAGTCTGCCGCCGCCTGTGCGAAGATATGCCCACTCCGGTGAGTTTAGCTTTTTCTTCATTCTCGCCAGGTCTTCTTTATTCGGGGCCATGACGTTTATGCCTTCGTTCATCCACTCTACTGCCACAACATCAGGTATGGTTGCTACACGCACCATGTCACCCATGCGCTGCCCTTCCGCTTGCTCCCTGGCTCGCTTGTTAGCTTCCAGTATTGCAGTTACGTCTTGAGAGTGGCTGATGTGGATTTTGTCATCGCTCTGATCGTGTTGAACATTTGCGATCATTTCGCCAGTTTGGAAACCAGACATTTGTAACCTCCCTAAATTAATAAAAGGATGGCCCCGAAGGGCCACCCAGTTTTATTGCTTTAAGCAGTTAGGGCGTTAATCAGACCAGATGCTTTGTCGTTTTCGCAAACCAAAGTCTGCTCAGTCAACATTTGCTTCTTCTCGCTATCGCCGTTGCGGGCAAGGTTGATAGTCTGCATTGGACGCAGAACTGCACGGCTCCAATACTCTGTGTCCAACACGAGACAAGAGTTGGCTTGGAGAAATCTATTAGGGACAACCGCGCACTCCGAAAATGGACTAACGTATAAATCCACGCTGTTCACAATTTTGGTGCCGGTGCTGAAGTCACGGTTACGACCAGAGGACGCTGCGAAGTTAGCAACCAGAACAGAGTGAGATGGAGTCACCTGAATCTGGTTCGGATCGCCACCAGCTTCATACACAGACTGCAAAGTACCTAACAGCAATGCTTCGCTGAATGCACGGTTAGAACCGGCAGTGTTAGTTGTCGCTGCGTTGATCTGATTCTGAGCCGAGGTTAGCTGACGAGCAGTTGTTGAGTTTCCGGCAGTACCTGCCTGTCCAGCGCCAACGAATGCGTGTTCGATGTCACGACGCATTTCTTTTCCTTTCATAGCGATGTTCATCGCCAGATCAGAATCCCTGCCGTACTTTTCTACGGCTTCAGAAGTTCCTGAAGACTGAACTACCTTGGTGAAAATCTGCGTGTTAGCAGTTTTCATGGTAGTGGTGTTCATACTTGCTGCACCCGCGTCTGCTCCTTCTACGGCGGCATTTGAGCCGACTGCCGACAACTCCGATTGCTGCCATTGGTGCAGAGTGGCTGATGCTGTGCCTGTTCCGATTGAAGAAGTGAACGGCGTGAGGGTCGGGCTGATATCATAAATTATGGACTCGATATCGGATTTGAGGCCTACCTGATCGAATGTCTTTAAAGTACCTGCTACTACTGGCATGAGAAAATTCCTAAAGTTAAGTTTTATTCAAGAGGGCTTGAACTGCATCTTCCATAGAGCCGGACTTCTTGAGACGTTCACGCGACTTGCGGTAATTATCTTTTTTGCCCAGGTTTTTTGGTTCTGCTTTCTTGCCCGATAAAGTTTTTTTCGGTGACGCTTTAACTTTCTTTTGCGTTACCGATTTAGCCTGGTCAAACTTCATAGCCTTATACAAAGCCGTAATCATCCTGTGGTCGTGTGTCTCATTAAATTCTTCTGAGGTAACACCTAACGACTGTGTTGCGTACTCACCGATTGAGTAATAGAGGTCGTTGTTCCAGTTAGGGATCGTGGATTTGAGAACAGTCAGGCTTTCTTTGGCGCTTTCTTTCGCCGCTGCCTGTTGCTGTTTAGTGGCGCGTTGTTGATGCTCTTCAGACTGTGCGCGAATAAAATCGTGCGTCTGCTTAGTTTGCTCAAACATCGCCTTGGCTTGCTTGTATTGATCAGGGTTTTCCACTGCCGCTTGCTCCCAGTTCACATTATCAAAACGTGACAGGTCTGCTCCGGCTGCGGTCAAGAGGGCGCTCAGTGTGGATTCGTAAGTTGCCGTTTGTTCTTCGGCGGCTTTACGCTGTTCGGCAACAAGTTGCGTCTTCTTGGTGTAATCGGATTGTCGCATGTAACCAAGTTTAATCTCTTCGACCGAAACGGACTCGCCGTCGATCTCAATATTGCCTTCGGTTATATACTCAGGTGCGCTTTCATATTCATCTTCAGATTCTTCGGTTGGGTCTTCGACCTCCTCTGATTCTTCCGACTCTTCTTCAACTTCCTGCGACTCTTCGACCACTTCATCAGTGATTTCTTCAACCACCTCTTGCTCTTCTTTAGGCTCTTCGGTTTGTTCCTCTGGTGAGGATTCCATAGCGGCCTGCAGTCTAGCGATAATGTCGTTACCACTTGGTTCAGTTGAGTCCGTTGCGGTTTGCTCTTCTGACATGGTTATTCTCCTAGTTTACACCTGTTCCTGTGTCTTCGTTAGTTCATATTTATTGACCATGCTGGCAAGCTGCTGCACAAAGACCTGTCCGGCCTTAAACATGTTGTATAAACGCTCCCTCTCAGCATCTGCTTCTGGGGGCGTAGCTAAAATTTGATCAACAATTTGCGCGTTCATCGTTTCAAAAGCTTTGTTAAAAACAACGCTTCCTAACATTTCAGTTGCGGCGTTGGCTTCGGTAGCCAGGTCGCCTGGTTCTGCATCATTCATCGGGTAACTCCACAGTTGTGGTTGGTTTAGGTTTAATTTTTGCCATACGGCCCCGCGAGGGGGCTTTAGGCATTGCAGTGTCTTTATCCAGTTTTCCGTCTTTCCACTTTTGAAATTCATCAAACGCCTGTTTTCGCGTTTTCTTCTTGGCGTGTTTTTTTTCGTTGGCGTTCTGTATAAATCCAGCCCACTTAGCTTCTAAGTCAGTCATTAGCCAATACTCACATTACGTTTTTGTTCAGATTCAAGCTGCAGTTCTGCTTCTGACATTTCCATGTCGTGAGTCTGCTTCTCAACGTCCAACATCAACCGACTCTCTGTCTCTTCCTGGTTGTGCTGCATATTCTCCATCTCGATGAGCATCTTGTTCTGTTCCTTCATCACATCGAGCTCTAGCTGACCTTCGAGTACAGCAACCTGTCTTGCAGTCATACCCGCGTTGAATTTCTCAACTTCAGCCTGCTTGGCTGCGGCCTCTTCCTGCTGCTGCTGCATTTGCTGCTGTTGCTGCTGGAACTCTGGGCTGTTGGGATCGAACAGGTACATGCCGCCAGACTTAATGTTCAGCAACTCATACGCACGACTCAGCAGCGCATGTCGCTGCGGCGCGTTGTACATGCCGCCCACATTGGGATCGTTGGGGTTCATCGTGAACTGCTGATCAAGTGACAACAGTATCTGCGCTTCTTGTGCCTGCTCTTCAGGCGTTAGGGCCACAGCGACAGACATCTCTGTGCGGTCACCTAAGAACTGCGGATTAACAGGAATAAACTGGCCGTCTAGCTGAACCATCTTTTCCTGCGACTCGTTCTCCACCGCCAAGCGATATATGTCGTGCATCAGTGGCTTTAAGAAGTTCTCAGCTAAGTTGCGGGCCATGACCATAATTCTTCGGTTACTGGCGTTCATAAACTGAGTGATCAGGTCAGAACTGTTCTGCTTACTAACAACAGTGCTGTCCATGCCACGGGCCATACGGCTCATGCCGCTCCGCGCTTCCTTCTCAGTTTCCAGGTTCTCAATCGCCTGGAAGACGGTGCCTGAGAGGTTAGGCATCGGCATAGGTCTGACAACCGACTCAGGGTTCGGGCTGTTAACGTCGATAACTGCGCCGACTTTATTCTGTAGCAGGTCTCTTGGGTTCTTAACCAGAGACAGGTTAGCGATGAACCGTGAGGTGTTGGTCATAAAGGTGTGATCGACCACGCCCCGCTTCAAGCTGCTCTGCGTTTTCTGGATATCGAACAGAACATCCGCAAGGCTCATACCGTGGAAGCGGTGAGGTAGTGGGAATGGCGTGAAGTATCGAAAAGGCTTCTCGCTGACTATCTCAACGTCCAACATAATTGTGCGGCTGTGAAGTACCTTCAGCACTACGCACTTCTGCAGGTCATCGCGGTATTTCTTGA